GGTCACATAGACCATTTGCTTAGTTGCCAAGTGTCTCACCTCATATATAGGAATATCTAATATATGACCGGAAGGTTTTGTGCCTTCAGCGACTGATACGTTAGTACCAGACTTGGCAATAACCTCTGCAGTCTTAGGTGATAAAATATCTTGGTGTAATATGTATACGCCAGGAAGCAGCTGTTCTTCAAGAATAAAGAAATTTTCTTTAACTTCTGGTGTAAAATCTATTTCCATTTTGGAAAGAATATCTTTGATTTCTTCTTCGCTCATTCCTGTTTCTTCTCTTAGTAGAAACAAGGCTGCAGCATATGAAGATAATCTAGATTTGCCAAATGGTAACTTTTCTAGAATTCTTTTAAAATTAAATGCAAGTCTAAAGAATACTGTATATGCATCCTTTTCCTCAGATGTTTTTGCTTTACGAATGCTTTTACCATTGCCATCAATTAGACCTAATTCATATGCATCAGTATCTTTCCAAGGTGTAGTTAACACCTTAATAAACCGGTATGTGTAGTAGAGGTCTGCTACTCTTGATACTGCTGGCATTATAGATTCCTTAACACATTTATAATACGAAGATCTAATGGTATTTCAACGTACTCATCTTCTTTTAAATAATTGAGGTATACCAAAAACGTTTTTAAAGCTGAAAGAGATGTTGGATCTGTTTTAAAGAATACCATTCTCTTCGCATGTTGTATACCAAATACATTGAATAAAACTATAAGATGATTTAGTATTAGCCTTTCTTGTAGTTCGCCGTTACTTTCATAACGTCTCAATAATCGTTTTAAATATTTGAAGCGGTTTAGGTCTTCATAGAACTCTTCCACTTCTGTGCATTGTTTATTGCTATAAAACTTAGAAGCATATAGCATGAAATTATCATTAGTCAGTTCATCAAAGAGTTGCATTAAATAGCCCTACATTAAATTAATAGTATAGGACTATTTATACTTTATATTATCGTTTAACTACGTACTTTAGTACATCAATTAACGATGCTTTTTTCTCACGTTTATCAAGTTCAATATCATGCTCACGACCAAGGGCTTCAAGCTCATCTTTAGTCATAGATTCCAGATTAAGTTTTGGTTCTGGTTTAGGAGCAACAGTTTTCTTTTCGAAACCATTCCACTCATTGATTTGCGCTTCAGACATTTTTCGTCGTTTTAGCATTTCGCCGTGTGCAGTAACGATACCCCGAGGAGTAGCGATACCATCTTTTAACCATCCTGCTTTTTTCATTTTCGAATATCCTTCATACGTTTAACTGGTGACTTATCACCATCGGCTTTATCACCAGGGCGTTTAGCCGCCGGTTTAGTAGCATCAGCTGCTTTAGGCTTATCAGCATCTGGACGATCAACGATAGTCTTTTTATGCTTAGCAATAAAGTCACCTTGCTCTTTATCTTGTTGAGCTGCATCACCCTCTGGGTTTGCTGCTTCAGCAAGAGAATTCATTTCAGTTTCAAATGCATCAAGTTGTGACTCATCTAGAGAATCGATAAATGCATCTACTTGATCATCATTCATTTCTGAGATCTCATCCCAATTGAAAGATTCTTTTTTCACTGATTCTTCCTTTCCATCATCTTTTTTATTCTTTACAACGATTTTTTCTTTTTTCTTTTCAGGAGCCGGCTCATCTTTTTCAGGAGCAGGTTCTCTTTCAGGAACAGGTGTAGGATCCGGAGCATCGGCAGCAGCAGCACGATCATCTTGTGATGGAGCATTTGTTGCAGCAGGATCTGCTTCTTTTTTCTCAGGCTGTTTCTTTTTAGCCTTTGCCGCCTTTGGATCTTCAACATCTGTTTTATCATCATCTGTTTCGATTTCAACAGCTTCTTTGAATTTATCCCATGGTGTTTTACGTAGAGATACTTTGCTTTTTCCTTTAGCTTTCGCTTTGTCAGCAGCAAGAGCTTTACGTACTTGATCAGGAGTAAGGCCACGTTTCTTTGCCTCATCGATCATTGCCTGCTCTTCTTCAGTAAACTCTTCTTTTTTCATAGACTTTTTAATAGCCTTACGACGCTTATGCAGATACTCATCAGATGAATCCACATCACCATCATTATCGATATCAGCATCGCCCTGACCTACAGGATCAAGCTTATCTTCTTTTTTATTTCGTTCTTGAAGCATCTTAATGTATGCTTCTGCGATTGGATTGTCCATCCTATTCTCCTTGTAAATTGTTTTTCAACTAGCAGAAGCAATTACTGCTAACATTCTTGTTACATCCAAACTTGGGCTGCAATTGCACTCCCGATAGCAACAATAGCTACCCAGAATAATTTATTTATAGTATGTACAGTACGAGCATTATCATCGCACTTCTTTTCAATAGTGTCTAACTTAGCTGAGAACTTATTCATTCGTTCCCATGACCTATCGCGATACTCATTATAAGCATCCATCTTTTCTTCGAAGCGCGCTAGTGATACTAATACTTCACTCATCTTATCCATTTTTTCTTCGATTCGATCTAGGCGATTTTTCCAGTCTACATCTGACATATTAACACTTCCATCTCTTCAGTGACATAGCTTTCCGTGTAGGTCTGCCTTTATCATCTTTCATAGGGCCTTTCATTCCGCTCATACGAGCACAGAATGACTTACGTCTACCTGCAGCTTTACTGCCCGGCTTGACTTTACCAGTGACAGCAGTTTTAAGGTTTCCGCCAGTTTTTCTATTAACTGCAGCGACACCTTTTGCCGTCATCCCAGCCCCCTTTTCGGTGCTTCGATAATGTCCTTTTGAATCAGCGCCTCGCTCGTTAACGCTATTCTCACACTGTTGGCAACAAGCGTCTGTTCCACAGTTAGGATGTTCTAGAAATAATTTAAAACTTTTCATATTAACCTCCAAACTCGTGACCGGCAACACGCTTCATTTGCCGATTAAATTCTGCTTGATCTGGCTTTGACTTATAAAGCTTAATAGAAATCTCAGATCGATCTTTCCCTTTGATACGCCAATTATAACCCTTTTCTTTATGCTCAGGGTCTGTTGTCTTTATAACACGACGTTTATATCCGGCTTCCCATGATTCTGGTTTACCGGTACCTTCTTTAATTTCTGGTTTTTCGTGACCATATCCCATTTTTTTCATACGTAAATGGTCAGCTTCTTTTTCAGCTTTATAACCTTTACCAGTTTTAGGATCATACATCATATGTGGAGTAAATGCTTTCTTCTCACGCATTGCATGAAAATCAGCTTTGCGCTGTTCTTCTTTACCAGCGTTTTTAGACCATCTACCACGTGCACGGTGATACATCTTTTGTAATTCAGTCATCCTCATGATCGCACTTTAGCAGCAAGATCTTTGTCTGCTTTGCCCCATGTTCCAGATGATTTAGTAACAAATGAATTAACCCGAGCGAATCCCCATTGTTGTGGAGTTGTACCAGGCCGATGACCAGTTTTCCATGCAGCAACACCACGATTATAAACTTGTCTTAGAATTCCAAGGGGCATACCAGATTTTTCAGCTTTTGCTTTTAAACCTTTAGTTGCATCTTCGTCTAATGTTTCGTTGTATTCGCTAAATGATTTCATTTCTTCACCGTACATTTGTTGGTATTTTTTAGTATGCTTAGATGGTTTGGTTTTTGCATCTTTATCGCCAGGTGCCGGTTTATATGCATTAGGATCATCATCGTCCATTTTTGCTTGTTTCTTAAACTGTGCATCTCGTTTAGCTTTAGTAGATTTAGCAAGACCCTTATGATAATTAGCTGGCTGAGAACCTTTACGATCGCCGATATCAGGATCTTCAGAAGCTTCTTTTGGTACACAATTTGGAACTTGTTTACCATTCTTGGTTTTCATTCCAACTTGTTTATGGGTATCCCAACATGCTTCATCAAGTTTTTCGATGTCAGTTAACCACTTACGCATTTTCTTACCGTCAGCCATTTCGATCAGCACATAGTTAGATCCCAGCATAGAAACCGTTCCGACTTCATCTGATTCCTTAATTGCAACGAGATCTCCTAGTTCAAATAATTGTCCTTGAACATAGGCTTCTCGTTCTTCTGACACTGTTTGCAATTGTATGTGCTGACGGTAATCATGGGATTCTTTAAGTCCCATAGCGGTACGCAAATCATTAAATAATTGCTTACCATCTTTAAAGTTTTTAGGTAGACCTTTAGTGAATAGACTGAAATCATTTGCTTGTGCAGCAGCTCTCATCTTAGAAGCTGACATTCCAGATACACCTTCTGCATCAGGATCACGCTCACCAGCAGAGATTACATTAACTCCACCTTCAAAGTTATAGAAACCATGACGGCCTTTTTTAGCATTGTACCTACCAATCAATGCTTCGAACTCATTAACACGATCTGATCCAACAACCATATTGACACGGTTATAACCTTGATCGTATATCTTTACAAGAATATCAAATACATTTTTGACAGATTTATCTAATTGAATTGATCGCGCATGACGTGGGAACATCTTGCGCATATACTTAACTTTATTATTATAGTCTAATGGATTCTTTTTTGCATCGTTAGACTGAGAAGCGAATACCATATATTTAGATCCGCGTGCAACCTTAGCTACAGCGTCTAACAGCTTCTCATGACCTACTGTAGGAGGATTAAATCTTCCGAAAGTAAAGGTAATTTCTTTTGTGGCTTCAGTGACATACTCACTAAATGACTTGAACGACATTACTTATCCCCAGATTTCTTTTTCTGGAGTTTAGCCCTATCTTTTTGCCTAACAGTTTTAAGAAGTTTCTTAGCCAATGTTTTAATGGCTTGCTTCTTTTTAGCAACTCTGTCTTCAATACCCTTACGAGCAGCATAAGATAAGTCAGACTTATCTTTATCACGTAACATCTTTTTAACCATAGTTTGACGTGCTTGACGTTCTGCACGTTTTACAAGTACTTCTTTAGATGCTAGTTTACGCATGGATCTTTTACGACCCATTTGAATCTTCGCCTTATTGCGACGCATTGCCTGTTTTAATTTCATGCGTTGTTGTGTATTCAACGCTTCGTTTGTTTGTTCCATGTTTCTTCCCATTAGGAGCGAGACGGCGTGTCCCAGCCTTTAATAACATCAGAGGAGAAGTTGTTATAACTGAACGTCATACGATCAACTAATTTAACTGCTCCACCTTTTAATTTATCTATAGCAACAAAACCTTCAACACCGGTAACGTGGTATC